ACCATCAGCAACATCATTTCCAGCGCCTACCAGGCCATCGCGGGCGCCTTTGCAGCGATGTCGGCAATCCCGATCATCGGCCCGGCTTTGGGCGTTGCAGCGGGTGTTGCTGCCGGTGCGTTCGTGTTCGGCCTGATCAAGAACGTGGCGTCCGCTGAGGGCGGCTACGACATCCCGGCCGGGGTGAACCCAATGACCCAGCTCCACGAACAGGAAATGGTTCTGCCCAAGCAGTACGCCAATGTAATTCGCCAGGCAGCGAATGGCGAAGGTCAGTTGGGTGGCGGCGGCGGTGGTTACCACTATCACGACAGCAGCGGCCGGCTCACGCCGGCGGATATTCGGCGCAACGCCCGGGTGTTTGCTCTCGAAATGCAAAAGCTGCAGCGCAACGGTGCCCTCAAGGCATAAGGAGTTTTCATGCTGCTCGGGCCATTTTTTCCAGCGCGATGGATTGCCGGTTTGCCGGATCGCGGTGTTATGGCGGACGACGTGTTGCCCTACATGCCAGGGCAGACGTACCTCGCCAAGAAGTCTCCAGCGTGGAGCACGGGAGTGCAGACGTCGGCCAGCGGTCGACGTCGTACCACAGCGTATTATCCGGCGCCGTTTTGGACGTTTCAGATCAACTACAACGCAGTGCGCAAACGTCCTGGGCTGGATGAATGGTCGCGCTTGGTGGCGTTCTTTAACCAACGCAAGGGCCAGTTCGGGGACTTTCTGTATTTCGACAGGACCGACCACCAAGTCACCAAGCACCGCTTTGGCTTTGGCGACGGGGTTACTAGAACGTTTCAACTCTCGCGGGCTATTGAGGGATGGGTCGAGCCTGTTTACGGAGTAGTCAACATTGACCTGATGACCATCGCCGGAGCGCCTGTGACGGCCTACAGCGTCAGTTCTCTCGGCCAGGTTACCTTCCCCCAGGCACCCGGGCTCGGCCAGGCCTTGGAGTGGACAGGCGCCTTCTTTTTCCGCTGTGCATACGACTCAGATTCACTAGACGGCGCCCAGCCGTTCGGGCGGATCTGGGAGATGAAAAACGTCTCTTTCACGAGCATCAAACCATGATCGATGTGAGTCCCGAGTTGAGGCAGTTTCTGGCCACGGCCCGAAGCTTTGTGATGGCCGATCTTTACACCATCACCCTGGCAAGTGGTCAGGTGCTTCGTTACACCGACGCCGGTGTGCAATTGTTCGCCGATGGCGCGAATTATTCCGCGTCCGGCCCCCTGCTCAAACGTACCGGCATCCGCACGGTTCGAGGGGTGGAGGTCGACACCTTGAGCGTCACCCTCTACGCCGGCGTCGAGGACACGTTGCTGGGGGAACCGATTCTGGCGTTCATCGCAGGTGGTGGTTTCGATGGCGCGTCGTTGAGCCTGGCCCGGGCGTTTATGCCCGACTGGACAGCGCCAGTGGTTGGTACGGTGTTGCGCTTCATTGGCCGGGTTGCCGAGGTTGATCCTGCTGATCGCGAGCAGGCAACGTTCTCGGTCAAGTCCCCGATGGAGCTGCTGGACACCAAGGTACCGAAGGGGGTCTATCAACCGGGGTGTCTACGAACTGTTTACAGCGCTGATTGTGGCGTGAACCGCTCATTGTTCGAAACCGCAGGCCTGGTGCTGAACGGTACAAGTGGCCTTCGTATTCGCACCAATATCGGCGCCGAAAACGGTTGGTTTGACCAGGGCGTGATCCGGTTCGTTAATGGCGGCAACGCGGGTGTTTCGCGAACTGTCCGCCGCCAGACGGCTGACGGTACCGTCACACTAATTCTCGGTCTGCCGGCAGAGCCGCAGCCGGGCGATCAGTTCCTGATTTATCCCGGCTGTCCTCGCACGCTGGACGCCTGTACCAACAAGTTCGGCAACCGTAGGCGTTATCGCGGAATGCCCTTTATCCCTGTGGCGGAGACCTCCGTATGACCGAGCTGGAGCTGCAGCAGCGCGAAGCCGTGGTCGCCGAGGCAAGGCGCTGGCTCAGGACGCCTTATCAGCACCGTCAGCACCTGCTGGGCGTGGGCGTGGACTGCGCCTGGCTGTTGATCGAGGTGTATCACTCGCTCGGCCTCTTACCTTGGATTGATCCTGGGTCTTACGCCCAAGACTGGCACCTGCACCGCAGCAAAGAGTTGTATCTGGCCTGGCTGGAAGAATACGGGCGGCAAGTCGTAACCCCGCAACCCGGCGATGTCGCCATCTGGAAGTTCGGCCGCACCTACAGTCATGGGGCAGTCGTCATCGACGAACACCGAGTCATTCACGCCTTTTTAGATATCGGTGTGGAAGTGGCTGATATGCGCGAAGAGCGCTTGGCAAGCAGACCGGTGCGTTATTACACACTCAATAGTTTTGGAGGCAGTGATGGGGGGAGGGGGCGGTAGTTCAATTTCCAATAGTGCAACGCGCATCAACGCGCTGCAGATCCAGAGCAGTGCCAGTGGCAAGCCCATCGCCTGGATTGCCGGGCGTAACCGGATCAGTCCCAACCTGATCTATTACACAGACTTCGATGCGGTTGCCAAAACCACCAAGACCAAGACTGGTGGCAAGGGCGGCGGCGGTGCCACACAGAAAGACACCACCTATACCTACTACGCCGCAATCATCCTGGGTATCGGGCGGGGCCAGCTCAGATCGGTAAGGCGGATCTTTCGTGACAAGGAAGTCTTCGCCGATAAGGTTGTCGATGGTGTCACGCAGTCGGCTCTGGCTCAGATAGGTTTGAGCTTCATGCCGGGCACAGCAGACCAGCCGGTCTGGGGTTACCTGGAGACTAATCACCCGACCGAGGCGATCGCCTATTCGGATACATCGTATGTGTATGCGGCGCGCTACTTGCTCAATGACAACGCCGGCGTGCAGAACCATACCTTTGAGGTTGACGGTCCTTATCAGGTGCCTGGATTGCCCGATGCTAACCCCGGGCTCTTCCTGCCGGGGCTGTTGCTGGACCCGCTGGATGGCATAGGTTTTGATCCTCGTTGGATTGATGACCTGAGCAGTTATCGCGATTACTGCCTGGCCGAGAACTTGTTGCTCAGTCCCGTGCTGGATGAGCAGGCCCCGTGTAGCGAAGCCATCACGCGCTGGTTGCAGCTGACCAACAGCGAGGTGATCTGGTCTGCTGGAAAAATGAAGGTGATTCCCTTCGGTGATCAGGTGGTCACTGGCAACGGAGTGACCTGGTACCCGAATGTCACTCCGGTGGCACACCTCACGGATGATGACTTCTTGACGGAGGAGGGCGAGCCGCCGATTCAGTTGAAGATCAAGAGCCAGGCCGACAGCTACAACGAAGTGTCGCTGGAGATCCTCGACCGCGATCACGAGTACAACACCGATGTAGTACGCGCACCGGATCAAGCTGCTATCGAGCAGTTTGGCTCCAAGCCGATGGACACCATCAAGGCTTACGAGATCTGCAACACGGCGATTGCTTCGCACTCGGCCCAACTGCTGGTGCAACGCAAATTGTATATCCGCAATGAATACCAATTTTCCCTTGGCTGGCAGCACGTGCTGCTGGAACCGATGGACCTGGTCACGATCACGGAACCGGCACTGAAGCTTGATCGCCGCCTGGTACGCTTGATTTCGGTCGAGGAGGATGAAGACGGCAAGCTGGCTGTTGTGGCTGAGGATGCGTTGCTGGGGACGGGCAGTGCTCCGAATTATCCCGTGCAGAGCAAGACGGGTTATCAAGGCAATCAGAACGCGGCGCCAGGGCCGGTGTTGCCACCGATTATCTTCAACCCACCAGAAAGCCTGCTGCTTCCAGGGGAAACCCAGGTATGGGGCGCGGTCGCCGGCGCTGGTGAGGCTTGGGGGGGCTGTGAAGTTTGGATCAGCGCCGACGGTGACAGTTATAGGATGGTCCAGAGTATCTACGGCCGCTCACGCATCGGTCGCCTGACCGCGCCGCTACCTCCCGGCAGTGACCCTGACACCACCAATAACTTAGCAGTGCAGCTCTCGGTCGCCGACCAGTTGACCGCCGCCACAACCGCTGAAGCTGATAGCGGGGCGACATTGTGTTGGATAGATGGCGAGCTTGTTAGTTATCGCGATGCAATCCTGACAGGTCCAGGCGCCTACAACTTGCAGTACTTGCGCCGGGGCCGTCTGGGTTCATCCGTGGCAAACCATCCTGCAGATGCCTCGTTCGTGCGTCTGGATGATGCGATTTGGAAATACAGCTACACGGCGGATCAGATCGGCCACACCGTCTGGGTCAAGTTCCGGTCGTTCAATGTGTTTGGCCGTTCACTTGAGGATCTGGCCGATGTGACGCCCTACAGCGTCACATTGTCGCCGGTTCGGGTCGTCCCTGGTGCAGCGCAAGGCTTGGCGTTAGTAGGAGCGTTTGAGGCGCCTTACTTCACCGTCGGTTGGACCGCTGGGGCACATGCTGCTGATCGACTGATCAGGATCCGCAATGCCAGCACCAATGCTTTGTTGCGTGAGGTGGTCACCACCAGCACCACGTTCACCTACCAGTTGGCAGACGCCTTGGTTGATGCTCCTTTGGTCCGTAGCTACCGGGTTGAGGTCATTGAGCGAAATTCTGCGGGGAGCGCACCAGTCGCCGCCCTAGTCGTGGTCAACACCGCGCCGCCCGCTGTGTCAGGTACCGCTGCGACAGTTAGTGGCACGACCGCCAACGTCAACTGCAGCACAAGTGTTGCGCCTGACGTAGCAGGTTACATGTTCGTGTACGCCACTTCGCCTGGGTTTGATCCAACTATCACCGGCACCATCGGCTATCAAGGCGCTTCAGTCGCCGGCCAGATCACAGGCCTGGCTCCAGGCACAACGTACTACCTGCGCGCTGCCGCGTTTGATACGTGGAGCAGTGTCCGCTCGCAACTCAATTTCGCCCCGGCGATCACCTTTAAAACCTGACAGAGATTCGATATGCAGCCTATTCAGTTCTTTGCCGCACGGGCCGAAGACGGTGCTCTATTGCCTGGAGCAAGCGTGGACGTGTTCGTCCACGGTACGCAGCAGCGTGCTGTCTTGTTCTCAGATACTGCCGGTAGTGTGCCGCTCGGCAACCCGTTTCTCGCTGACGCCAATGGCCGGGTGTTCTTCTACTCTACGACTGATCGCATCGATATTCAGATCAGCCGCTATGGCTATGTCGCGCCCCGGCTCATGGATATCTCGACTCTGGACGTGGCCACTGCAGTGGAGCAGGTGCGAGGGGAAATTGATCAGTTGTTGGTCACCATGCGTGGGGAGTTCGACCAGCTTTTGGAACGATCAGTTTACGAAAGTGAGTTCGTCCAATATGCAGCTGGGGCGCAGGTGCTGCGCATCACTCAGCTGCTGCAACGATCTGGTGAGCTTTACCGGGTACGTGATCAGGCAAGCCTGCCGTTGACCATGAGTGGAAACTGGACGGTAGACAGTCCGAAGTTGGTCTCGGTAGCGGACGGAGCCCTCAGGCAGCAGCTGGCCAATCCGTCACTGATTATGGGCGGCACCATGGTGGCCCGTGCTATACGTCATGTGAACAGTCTGTCGGAGTTGAAGTCGATTAGTGGCCGCTATGAAAACGATACGGTCAGCCTCGTGAACGTGCCAGGGCTCGCCGGCGATTTCCTGTGGAACCCGTCGAGCGTTGCTGCGGCTGACGACGTATTTATTGTGAAAGCAACACCCGCGAGCACAGGCCGCTGGATCCGCGATTTTGCGCAACTGATGCGATCCGATGCAAAAGTTACGACCGCAATAGGTACTGCCCCGCTGGTCGAGTCAATCCGGATGCGGGCAATGTTCAAAGCCGAGAAGATCCGGCGCGCAGCGGGTTGTCAGCCATGGGTGACGTTGGGACCAGCGGACCCAACTAAGGTGGGTGTCACTACAGACGCCCGCGTTGCCTCACCTGTTATTTCTATTACCTCTGCGGCCAGCGCTGCTGCTCTGGCGGCAAGTGGCACAGGCACGCAAGCCGATCCATACGTCATAAAAAATAGGAACCTGACCTTCAGTAGCGGTACACCTGCCTTCGTTTTCAATGACCCAGCGGCAACCTATTACGTCCGTTTTTACAACGTGCGTGCTACGGGGACATCCAACGGCAGCGCGGCGATTAACTTTGCTGCTTTTGGTACGCCCGTAGTGTTTGAGCGGTGTGGTATTGCAGGTGGCTCTGGAACCGCTGATGAAATTGCACTGCAAATCAGCAGCGGGACGTTGGAGTTCTATGGTGTCGAGTTCTCGGGCATTTCCGGCCAGTTATTTGTAGGTGCTGGCCTTACTGCGAAGCGAGTCCGGCTGACGGATTGTCGAGTCATCGGCACAGCGAAAAACTCAGCTACTAACGGGGTTTTCTGGGCAGCCAATGCTGGCGAGTTCGACGTTGATATCTACCGCTGCTCTTTCACTTCCAGTCACTTTCATTGGCACGTAGGTAACGGCTGGACGATTGACTACAACAACGTGCAAGACACAATCATTGGTGGTTGTGCCGTAGCTATCGGCGATCTGAACTACCTCAAACCCGGTGGCAATATCCTGAGTCAGATCCCCAACATGATTCGGCACAGCAATTTCAAAAATGTGCGATTTACTTACACGGCCGGCGTTACACAAACAGCCTGTTACGGCAATGGCGCCGACAATTGCAAGTTTGAAAACTGTTCGTTTGAGGGGAGCGCTGTGGATCGGCGCCTATTTGAGTGGCGCCGCACCAGTGATGTGACGTTGCTGCGTTGCTACTTCCAGAAGCCCTTAGGTAACAACACTGCTGGCAATGAGGTCTGTGAGTTCTGGGAGAGTGCTGGAGTTACGATTCAGGAATGCTGGACGAACGGAGCGCCAGAGGACTGCTACGAAATCGTTACGAGCTACGGTCGAAATCGTTTGATCGATAACGTAGCGGATAACGTCGCGGGGCAATGCGTCGACATCTTCGGCGTCGGCAGTTTCGATGTTGAAGTCGACGGTGTGTACGGCGATTGTGGTGACGCTGCAGTGCTGATCACGGACGTGGACTACGTTCAAGTCTCCAACGTCTTCGTTAAGCAAACCGGCACGACCGCTCTCGGCTCTGTCGTGCTCGAACGTCGCAACGCCGCACCTGGTGCGTCTCCAAAAGGATGCAGTATCACAGGTCTGCTCTCTCTTCCTGAGATTTGCAGCCAGGGTGCTCCGTTCGCTGTGGACACTCGCTATGCGGCTGTGGCTGGCGGGATCGGATCGAACTTCGCTACCTGGTGGGAAAACGGTGAGCTTAAGACGTATGGCGCTGCAACCCCGGCGCGCCTAACACTTCGATAACCACTTTCTTTCCCTGTCGGCGAGGAAAAGCCGCCGCATGAAAAAAAGCTGTATGCATATACAGTGTTTATGGGGTATGGTTGTCTCGCTGTTGAGGTAAACACGGAAGACTACTAGCCCGATATGATCGGGCCTTTCATAACCAAGGAAAAGAAAATGAACAACACAACCGAAATTCCTACTAGCCAAACCGAATCCCCTGAAGCTCTCAGCTTGGAAGTAGCTGCCGTTGATCCGCTTCCCGCTGATACTGAGATCAGCACGCCTATTGGATCAGCTCCTCTCGCTGAGCTTGTGCGCATGCAGGCAATGTTTAAAGCCGAGTCGATTCGCAGAAACGCTGGCTGCCAGCCTTGGGTAACCCTGGGCCCGACGGACCCGACAAAGGTGGGTGTGACTACTGACCCGCGTACAGCTTCGCCTGTTATTTCAATCACCTCTCAGGCATCCGCTTCAGCTCTGGCGGCTAGCGGTACCGGGACCCAGGCCGACCCGTATGTAATCAAAAATAAATCCATTACCTTTGCGAGCGGGAAGCCAGCCTTTATCTTCAATGATCCGGCGGCGACCTATCACGTACGCTTTTTCAACGTGCAGGCCTCCGGCGTAACGAACGGCTCTGCTGCGATCAACTTTGTCGCGTTTGGCACTCCTATTGTGTTTGAGCGTTGCAAAATTGCAGGTGGCAGCGGGACTGCAGACGAAGTGATGGCCAACATCAGTTCCGGTACGTTGGAAATGATTGGTTCCGAGATTTCCGGTCTTTCCAACTACTGTTTTGTTGGTGCCGGTCAGCTCTCCAAAAAGGTCAAGCTTACTGACTGTATCGTCCGAGGGACTGCAAAAAACACCGCTACAAACGGTGTCTTTTATGCTTACGGCTCAGGCGCTTTCGAAGTCGAAATCTATCGTTGCGCCTTTACTTCGAGCCATTTCCATTGGCACGTAGGTAACGGCTGGACCATCGATTACACGAATGTTCGCGACACCGTTATCAGTGGCTGCAATGTTGGGATTGGTGACCTCAATTACCTGAAGCCTGGTGGCAATATTGGTAGCCAGCTTCCGAATATGATTCGTAACAGTCATTTCAAAAACGTTCGCTTTACCTACACGCCAGGTGTCACCAAAACTGCCGCCTACGGCAATGGTGCGGACAACTGCATTTTTGAGAACTGCTCGTTCGAAGGTAACGTGGCTGATCGGCGCCTGTTTGAGTGGCGCCGTACCAGCAACGTCACTGTTTTGCAGTGCTTCTTCCAAAAGGCTGAAGGTTCGAACTCGGCCGGCAACGAAGTATGTGAGTTCTGGGAAACATCTGGACTTCTGGTCAAGGAGTGCTGGACAGATGGGGCGCCTGAGGACTGCTACGAGCTGGTCACGTCCTACGGCAACAACAAGTTCATCGATAACGTTGGAGACAACGTAACCGGGCAACTTGTTGATATTTTCGGTGTGGGTAGCTATGACGTCGAGGTCGACGGTGTCTATGGCGACTGCGGTGATGCTGCGGTGTTGATCACTGACGTGAACTACGTTCGAGTCAAAAATGTGTTTGTTTTGCAAACCGGTTCAACTGCATATGGTTCTGTGGTTCTTGAGCGCCGTAATGCAGCACCAGGTGCGGCGCCCAAGGGTTGCGTCATTACCGGCTTCCTTTCGCTCCCAGAAGTTTCTAGCCAAGGCGCACCGTTTGCGATTGATACAGCGCAAGCCCCAATCCCTGGCGGCATTGGTGAGAACTTTGCTACTTGGTGGGAGGATGGCGAGCTGAAGTTTTATGGTTCGCCAGCCCTGGCACGCATGACGCTTCGTTAAACACAACCCGCTCAAAGTGAAATAAGGAACCCTGCTTCGGCAGGGTTTTTTATTAGCCGATCTTGGAGAAAATTATGTCGATCACTGAGCAGCAACTGCTGCAGATCCTCCCGAACGCCGGTCGCAGTGCCGGCGTTTTCGTTCCTGCGTTAAATACGGCCATGACCCGGTATGCCATCGTCAATCGTCTGCGCATCGCCGCCTTCATCGCCCAGGTCGGTCATGAGTCAGGCCAATTGCGTTATGTGCGTGAGATATGGGGGCCAACCGCGCAGCAGGCCGGCTATGAAGGTCGCGCCGACTTGGGCAACACCGTGAAGGGTGACGGCTTCAAGTACCGTGGCCGCGGCCTAATCCAGATTACCGGACGTGCGAACTATGCGGCGTGCGGCGAGGCCCTGGGCCTGGACCTGGTCAATGAGCCCGAGCTGCTCGAGCAGCCACAGCACGCGGCGATGTCGGCGGCGTGGTTCTGGTCCTCCCGCGGACTGAACACACTGGCAGATCAAGGCGATTTGCTGAAGATCACTAAGCGCATCAACGGTGGTACCAACGGACTGGCCGACCGTCAGGCGCTGTATGGCAAGGCGCTGAAGGTGCTGGCGTGACGCTGGTGCAGAAGTTGGTTGTGGTCCTGCTGGCCATGGCCGTGAGCTTCGGCGCCGCCTGGCAGGTGCAGGACTGGCGGTATGACGGGAAGCTGGCCAAGCAAGCGGAGCAGTTTCAGGCGGACCTCGACGCGATCGGCAATGCCGCTACCACCCAGGCGCGCGCCGAGCAGGACAAGCGCCTGGTCATCGAGCAGAAACTCGCTATCCAGGACCAACAACACACAAAGGAATTATCCGATGAGCAACGCAAGCAGGCTGTTATCCGTGATCGCCTTGCTACTACTGAACTCCGGCTGTCAGTCCTTCTCGACGCCACGGATTCAGCCAGTGGCTGCAGCGTGCCTGCCACCTCCAGCGCCGTCAGCGTGGTTCATGCAGCCCGTCGAGCCCAACTTGACCCGACGCATGCTCAACGAATTATCGGAATCACCGATGCCGGCGATCAAGGACTGATCGCCCTGCGGGCTTGTCAGGCTTACGCAAAAGAAGTTTCTACACCGAAGTAAAAGGAGCGGCCGGGCAGGATGCGTCAACACAGGACATGGCAAGCAGCAAGCAACAAGCGGAGCAAGGTCTGAAATTAGCGAACCAGGCGGGCTCGGTTATCGTTAAGATCCAGGAGGGTGCAAAGCAAGTGGTGAGCGCCGTAGGTCGTTTCGCCAGTCAGCTTAAATAAAGGCTGTAGAGGCCAAACTCACTAGCGTCACATTCACCGATTTTAACGTCGCTTTTGTCAAAAAGGCTCCTACATTTAAATCAGAGGTAGGGCTTTTTTATGTCTGACCGGAAAGCAGTGTGCTGGCAAGGGATCCACCAGGCCCCTACATAACGGCTCTACGCACGTCCATCGCTCACGTAAGAAGGAAATTACGCTGTGTCACTTACTCTCGATCCAGAAACTCAACAGGCATTAGAGAGACTGATAATTGCCGCTCAGGACGACACCAAGCAGGGCCGCATGGTATCCAGTTTTCTATTCACCTTGTGGAATGCCGGAAGGAATGTTCGCTCCGCCGTGACCGACGTGTGGGGGCTGGATCCAGAGATCACCCGCGCATGCGCCCAGCTATTTACGTGGCTAAACAACAATGAAGTATTCGTCGAACAATTTGGCAGCCCGGGCGCCAGTGGAAGCGCTGTCCAGCGCTTGGCAAGGTTGTGTATGACTTCAAATCGCGATTTGGCGTCGCCGATGGATGATAGGGGGACGAGCGATTTTGCGCTGGGACTGTGGAATGACAAGTGGATTATGAGTGACGAAGCCGTGCGCTGTAGTTATTGCTTGGCCACCCAACTGCCCAGCAATGCCCACATTCCGTTGGAACACTGCGATGACTGTGAGATTAGCGACTTGCACTACCCGTTGCGGGATCTGGCGGCGATCCTAGGGACCGCGTTCGGCGATTCTGCCGGAATGACGTGTTTTCCAGTCAGGCGTTACCAATAACGCCGCTTATGTCAAAAGGCCCCCACACTTAGGCCAGGTGTGGAGGCCGGATTTTTGTGGCGCGGAAACCAGAACCCCTACACTCGTCTACAATACCCCCCATGCGTGGTATTAAGCATTCCCCCACCACATTTTTGCTTTAAGGCATGTCGCTATGTACGCGCCGCTTACAGACCCGCTGGCATTGGACAATGCCCAGCAATGGTTTAACGACCTGATGACCCTAGCAGACCCCGATTACATGCTCTATCGCTTGCGTCACCACGTCGAGGCCTTCCGCATTCAAGCCCTTACTGAGCAGGCACCCCCAAGCCTGTTTAACCAGCTGATCGGTTTTTTGGACGGCCTGGTGGCCGCTGAGGTCCTATCTCCAGAGCAAGGCCGAGAATTCCATCACCGACTTATTAAGGGGTTTGAATGCGCATGGATGAATACGTAAATGTTCAAGGCTTCGCTGCCGGTTCGCAGTCGCCGCCCTTGCGTACTGACTTCGCGCGGGGTGCCTGGAGTGACCACAGGATCATGAGCCATGAGGCTGTGCGCTGCCGCTACTGCCCGGCCCTGCAATGGCCGAGCAATGCGCAGGACCCGGTGCATCACTGTCCGGAGTGCGATCTGAGCGAAGCGCACCACTGGTTAGGCGACCTTGCTAAGATCCGGGCCTATCTGTCGGAGGTGCCGGCATGAGCATCAGTCAAAAGCTGGACGCCATCAGCCTGCCGCCGGGGCTGCGCACTAAGATGCAAAACCACCTGTCACGCCTGTCGCGGGCCGAGGATATGCACGGCCTGCAGCTGGCCCAAGCACGCGCGGAGGGGTTTGTGGAAGGCGTGGAGGCTGCGCGTGCGCTGACCCCTGCCACTATTGAGGCGCTGTTTATTGCGGTCGAGGTGGCCGCTATTGATCGCCGCCAGGTGCTCACGCCGGGGAGGCCATCCAGTCGGACATGCTAAAAGCCCTTGTGGCACAGCACTCTATCCGAGAGTCAGTCGTGGACCGCTTTGCCGAAGCTATGCGAATCACTTGGTTCAATGTGGAGCTGTGACTGGTGTGAGCTTCAATGCCGACTGCGGCATCCCCATGTGCAGTCAGTCTTAGGGCAAATTTAGGGCAAAACATGGGCCGCTGTAGGCCGTTTCTGTCCTTGCAGCCTACCCAAAAACCAATATAATTGCGGCCTAGAGCGGGTTGTGGGGTGTGCTGGTCGGGTTCGAATCCCTATCTCTCCGCCATTATATTGACGCTCTTGTAAATCAAGCACTTACGAGAGGTCACATAAAGCGTTTTGTACCAACGCTTTGTACCAAAATAAATAGCCCTGATCTTCGGATTGGGGCTTTTTTTTTACCAAAAATTTGTTCAGTTGCTGTGCCTACGGAGCTGGTAAGGCTTTTACCCTCGGTCTCCTTTCGTCACCCACGGTTGTTCCGTACTAGGACGCCTGTGCTGGGAAGTTTGTACGGAAAACGACAGAAGGGAAGCTTGGTTGGTCTAACGTGTCACAAAACGCCTCACAGCCCTTCTCCAGGGAAAATCATTTGCTCGTGTCGAGCTGGATGAGATTCAGCCCAATGGACCATCCTGCAATGCCAGGTAATCCACCATCAGAAATGCAGGAATAGCTTTAATTAAAAAAGTGTCCTGGCGGATACCTGAACGGCAAACGGATGATCCAAATTGTTGGTGATTTAGGGCTGAACAATTTCGCGCAGCGAGTGCCCGAACCTTTAACAAAGGAATGAGCTTCAAGGATCAATCAAAGTCATTGCTATCCCTAATGCATTTTCAAGGTTGATGGATGATCCAATACCCAGTTATGGTTAGCTGTGTTTGCTGACGCCTGAATGTTTTTAATGAGATCTTAAATTATACGCGCGCGCTATAGGATTTCAGTCCTTGATTTCCGTGGCCTGTAGAGACTTTAGAGTACAAAAAATTGTACTGTAAAGGTATTTTAGAGTACAAAAAACTGTACTCTAAAGCAGTTTTTTTCAACATATTTATGGAATTTCTCTTTTTGGAGTACAAAAAATTGTACTCCAAAGTTTGCTTTATTTTATCATACTAAAATATTTTCCAACAAATTTGTGCTTAAACCACAATTTTGTGTTTTTCAAATGCTATTGTATTAAAACAAACCAAATAATAATCAACATGAATATTGAGAATAGAAGATATATAAAACTGCCTACTTCTGAAAAAGCCTTGGAAGCTCTTCGTAAAGTGGCTTTGACAAAACACTCCGCGCATACGCTATTGATAAAACTCTGCACTGCTGCTGATAAAACAGAAACTGGCTTGCATGTCGTTTATACGGACAAAGCAGAGATTATGAAGTGGATGGATTGCACAAGCGAAAATGTACGCAGATGCATGAACGTTTTAATTGAGCAAAAATTAATTGCTGTTGAGCATGATAAAGCCCATGGAATGATGTGGATTGAAGTTAAGTTCCTTAACCTTTAATTGATAGAAAAATAAAAAGACTGCGGCAAACAGTCTAATTAATGAGTTGAGGTTGAGATGAAGAACCCTTTTAATAGTATAACATTTAATAAATTAGAAAAGAATTTTTACGCGCAGATTCTTACGAGCGCAATGCCTTATTATATTGCGGTGGTTGGTTTTGATAAAGTGGCGGGGCAAATCCTGATGGCGGCAGTCGAAAATATGGATAGATTTAATGAATGCAAAGTTAACCTTCATGACCTTGATAAGTACTTGGACGTTTCTGAAAATACTCGTAAGAAATCCCTAAATGTTTTGAGGTATATGAATTTCATTGAAACTAAAAATAGTAATAGGACAGGTGGTGAAACGACTTTTAAAGTGAATGTCCAGTTTGCTTGTAAAGGTAGTATTGAAGAGAAGATGAAAATGGCTAGCGCATTGAACAAATCGTTTAGATCTGCTGCGTTGGTAAATGGGCAGATTTGTAAAGAGAGATTCAAGAAATATAAGCAGTTTAATAATGATATGAAGCAAGAGGGTGTAGATGGGCTCATCCCATTCTAATTGGCAATAATATTCCGAAAGGAGAGAAAACAACAATAAACGAGAAAAAGAATGACAAAAACAAAAATAGCTAGAATCGACCATTTTTCTAACCAGTTAGCTTCCTTTGAAGCTGACAAATTCCAAGTTATATTCCACCCGGCTACAGAAGCCTTGATTGAGAAAGGCAAGGCGCCTTTCTGCCTGAAAGCGTACAACGCGCAGGGGGTGAAGGATCAGTTCTTTACTGCTGATGACCTGCTGACCGACAAGCTTTTCAAGCTGATGAGCGCAAAAAACATAGAAGGGTATGACGTAACGATTGTCCCGAAGTCAAAGACCTACCACTACCTTGCTATCAGCTCTGTCACGTCCGTAAAGCTCAAAGACCTGGCTAGCCTTGGCTTTGCCCCAACATTGGTTACTACGATCAAAGGAAGCCTTCACAGCAAGCTTTATGACCTCGTTTGCAGGATCGACAAGCATAAGGATGATGACCAGTATGCCTACAACGCACAGATGTTCATTTGGGCTCTGAACAAGAGTGTCAGCACCTTTCGCGTACCTCGTCCAAAGAGCCTGGAAGCACCTATACACGCTGCTGGATTCAAGCACCATGGCACTGGGTCATTCGTGACCTGCAATCGCTCGCTAAAGCGTTCCTGCACTGAATGTGTGGCTCAGATACAGAAGGCCAAGGGCATGAAGCTCACAGCTCCTGCTGTGGGAGCTGGTAGCCCTGATGACGCCGCTTTCTACCTAAAGGCGTTACGTGAAACGCTCGTGTACAAATCAAGGCTTCTTGGTGATTCCGTGATTGACGATGTAATCGACAGGAAGGTGGTTAGGCAGGCATTTGCAGAGCATTACAGCGGTGATGACGTGCTGGCCTTCCTGATGAGCCAGGGCCACGTCAAAGCGAGGGAAAATGCATTTGAGCATGCTGTAAAGCTCATGACCTTCTGATGAGTGACCACAAAAGAAAAATGGCAGTGATTTCAAGGCACAAAAAAAGCCCCGTAGGGCTTCTATTGTTGCTTACCTTATTCAAATACCTTCACGGTGAAGCTGTAATGCGCAGGAGTAGGTTTTGCAAGTGAAACGTACTTAACAGTGACTGTGCCTTTATCAATGCTAATTCCTGAAAGCGCTAATTTCTCTTTGGCAATTCTTGATTGTGTCAAACCATCTTGACCAATGTATTTATCTAGAGTGACCGGCGCAGACGTTAATTTCACGCTTGTAGATTGTGTGCCTAATTTTGACTTAAAGGTTTTCACAAGGTTTGAAATCTTTGTGCTGTCAAATGCCCCAGCGCTTAAGTTATCAGCACTGACATTCATGATATAGGCTTTACCTTCAAGCTTTGATGTGTCAATTTTGTTGAGTTGGTCGATTATCAAATCGCTTTTTGAAATAGAGGTTGTGGTGAAACTCAAGTTTGAAAGAACAGAATCTTGCAAATGTTCAGCGCTTGGTGCGTTTATTTCATCGCTTACCGAAACAGCAATGCAGGTGTTTGACTCAAGAATTGGCGTGGTTCCGTATGGGTAAACCGTACCTGTCGAGTTCTCAGCTTTTACTAAGTACTTTGTGATTTTACCCAAGAATCCGGCTGGGCATTCTTCTTCAATAAGCTCTTTCGTAGTAGCTGTGATTTCCTTAACACATGATGTTGTGTCTTCAGTTTTAGCTTGAAAAGTAGTGTTTGTAGATCCAGACACTGGGTCAAAGATTGTTAAATTGTCGCCAGTTTTTGTTACGTTCCCCGAATATGTACCCTGTTGAACTCCATAATAGCTATCACAGCTCACCGTTTGAGTGCCTGGTTTGATTTCAACTGTGACTGGCCCCGTTGGCTTACAAGTGTTTTCTTCTTCAACGATGTATGAAGAATCGTTTTGTGACCAAGAGATGTATTGTTTTAATTTTACGTGTGTTTCCCTTACGATTTTTCCTGATTGACCAACCGGGCAATCGACCTCATTTGTACTTGTTACCGTGTCTTTCAAATAGTAGCAATTGTTTTGAACCACAACAATTAAATTCCAATCACTTGCTGCGCCAGATGGCTTAACGGTTCTACCGTACAAACCGAGGGTGTTTCCGAGATTGTACTGATAATTCGGTGCTAACGAAGGGCAGTTTGCTCTTGTGAGCTGCTGGTTTTCGTTTTTCGAACAAGTATCTTGAGTTGTAGTCCAGCCCGAATAATTGGATTTATGACCGTCGCTGTACAAGTCGTATGTTCTCGAATTTACGATTTGTCCTGTAAAGCCGCTAGGGCAAGCTTGTGTTTGAGTTTCTGTTTCTTGAGTTCTGCATGTGTCACTCAAATTGTAAATGCTGAAAGCCAAATTTAGATAATTTGTAACTTTAGGGTTTGTGTAATGTATATATTGTCTATATTTAGTAACATTTCCAATGGCCTTTGGATTTTCGCATGCTATTGTTTTAGTGTCATAAGCTACTTCATAGTCAGCTTTCAATCCCTCTGCTTGAACGTTGTAGCAATCTCTTATTATTTCATAGCCGTCTTGTTTTCTTATTACAACGCCATTTCCTTTGTTTAAATAGTTTCTCGTACCATCTGGGTTGATTATATAGACACGTCTGTACTGATACTGCGAATTTGGCACAGAGCATGAAACCCCGCCTACCTCTGCGTTTAATGATTCTTCGTAAAGCTGGTCTGCAGGCCAAGTGTAAGCATTTGCTGTGTTTGTAAGTCCAATTATGGAAAGCGTGAGTACCGCAATAATTCTTTTTTGCATGATTCAAAAGGTTTGTTTATTAGCTTAATTATACCATTTTGCCTATTCCATATTTTTCCGGTGGGCAAAATTAAAGCCTCTGATGAGACACTAATTGATAAGTGGTTAATCATGAAGCGTCTATATGCGCGTCGTAATCGTTTGTGTCTTCATAATCTTCAATAGGAATTCCTTTGAAGTCTGTGCTTAAAAAAGAACGTGACTGTGCATCCATATCAACGAAACCCACTGAGTCAACAATTTGTCTTGTGGTCTCAATCAGGTTTTGTTCATCTATATTCTGTTTTCCTGATTTGTTTTGAGTTGAGTCATTTGCATGGGATAAACTCGAAAGTAATGCTAAAGCTGCAAAGGTAAATAATCTGATTTTCATTTTAGTAAAGGTTTGTTGTTTTTAAATAATAACATTTAAAAAAATAAAATCTAATTTTTTAAGAATAAATTCTTTATTGTCTTAATTTGTAAATATAAATGTTAAACTGTAAAGGCAAGCAGCAAGTTGTTCATCTTTTAGTAAAGTCCGCTGCTTGTTAGTTAGGTTTGTTTTTAGAGAAGCCCGCAATCGTGCGGGCTTTTCGCTTTCTGTGATTCCTAAGTGGCTTCGCTGCGAGATCTGTAGTTACGATCAGATTGACTACCTCCTGGGCGCCCTCACATGTCTCGACCGATCCGCAACAGGTACAACCCTAGGGAGCGCATTCAGCTAGATTTTGACGTTGCTGCGTGTGTCCTGACCCTGAATCAGCACCTACAAGCTTTCCGTGAATTCTCCATCTCTGATGACCGTGAAGCCTTTCTACGGACACAAGGGGAGACGGCGAGGAACGCTATGCACGTTCACCAGATAATCGCTTGTTGGCTTGGGCTTTATGGCTTGGGTGAGGATGGGGAATGGCAGGAGTACTGCAGGGCGTTTGTTGAGAAATTCGTAGACGTTGATACGGGCTTTGCAGAAGTGGCTCTAGCTGATGCAGTCAGCTACTCACAGAGCCTATTGGAATCCCTCGATGCTGCACGGAGTCAGCTTACCAATGGAGCAGAGAAAGGCGTTTAGGCTTCCACCAGCTCTAGGATTTCACTACCGCTATCAATGATGAGCCTTCGGCCCTCAAGGTGACCTATGGGCTCTCCGTACTGGAACAGAACGTTATCAACAAGGATTCCGGCCTCTGCATGCTGGTTATGCGCAGTGAGGCTGGAATCGAATCTGTAGAGCTTGCCATCCACCATTGCCCCAACGTCTTGGCCTTTGTGCAGCACAATGCACGGAATTTGAGGGTTGTAGCTGAATTCCTTATCCATCTGGTCAACTCCCTGAACCTGCGGTATTGGTGAGTATAACCGGCTCTGTCGTTGCTTGGAGTTGGACAGATTCTATCGAGTTGATAGGGGCATTCGGATTCTGTTCGGAATGGCCTAGGAACGGCCTAGGGAAGGTTGAGTACCTGGTAGAGCATCCGCTGACGCGAGAAGCACCTTGTTTGGCTTATATGATTGGATAAGTAGATTCTCGTTGAATGGTTCGGCGGTACAAAGCAAAAGGCTTTTTGGATTTTATTCACGGGCTATTCAGTCTGATAGAAGTCAATGGCAAATGGGTTGAGCTTTAGTGCTTGCCATTTGCCACAGGCATTGAGCTTTATTTAATCCTACCTGCAAATTTATTGAACAGCCCTTTCATTCCTGACGTGGTGAAGCGGCTAGCTACGATTCGTTTATAGTGATTGTAACGATTGACTTGTTTGTAATAGATGAGTTCTCTGATTAGCCACGCTACTTTTGAAATCTTCTGTGCGAATAATCCTATTGTCCACAAACAAATCGAACAGATAATTACTAGGTGGAAGGGGAACATGTCGGAGATTGGTGTGCTGCGAACAGAAAAATAAGCATACCAAACATAGATGTTTGCTGAAATGAACGTGATAACCAATAAAGTTGGCAGAATCATCCAATACCTAAAAAGACTGTGATCTGCTTGCATTAGCCTTCGTATTGGAAAGAAAGTCGCTACTAATCCATAGGGAAAAAATAGCGCCGTCAATTTAGCTATTTTGTAGAGGTTGTCCACTTCACAATATTGGCTCATTGCATAATCGAATTGTTGCTGAATAGCGCTTTTCTCTTCATCTGAATACTGAGATTCATTTTTTGATAATTTGATTGACATTATAGTGTTAGTTGTTTTCCTAATTATAGCATCTGCACAATCTCAAATTGGCCATAAGGCCAACTTATAAATTGTTTTTTCCGAATTTGTTTGAAGAGAATTCTATTCCTTGGGCGTGTTCGGGGAGATTGCTTTCCGTTGAATACAGTATCACTCCTATGAAATCTTTGATTTGGGTTGATCTGCGAATTATGTGAATGCATAACATTAAGACAATACAAAGGTAGATGCTGATTCCCATCAGGGTTGAATAAATGTCGCCAATTCCGGTGATTCTGTATCCGATATTTAAACTGCCGGTTATCTTTTCTATGTCTATAACCTTATAAATAAATAGCGCTTTTATGTACCAGAGAGAATGGTACAGCATCACTGCATAGCAGGTTATTGAGAGAAAAAGTAAAACCAATTCTTGGATGAATTTGAATATATCCGTATGCTTGTCAACTGTAGTTCCATTGATATTTTGAAGAATTGTAGTCGGGGCCGTGACAGAAAAACCTATCGTGGATTTTATAGATGTATATATTACGCTCAAACCACTCAGTACAATTGCAAGAGGAATTGCCCAAATCAAAGCGTTTCCACCCAAAATCAGGGAGTTTGCAAAAGTGTCCAGGAAGGCAGCCATTTGCGGAACCTTGACAATTATAGCTAGCGCTATGAGAGCTTCAGGGCCAACGCTTAATCCTACGGGGTTGTAGATCTCATTGAAGCCTGTTGTGGCTGTTATACCTGTTGCAAGGATTGCAATCTTACCTGTGAATGATCCAAAGAAGCTTGATGCAAGGTCGATTATGTTCTTGCTAGCGTTTAATCCTGCTGCCTCTTTAGTTCTGCTAAACGTGTTCTTTCTGATCGCATCATTTACTCTGAGTTCTGCTTTTATAATCATACCTACTGCAAGAAGGTTTTGCCCAAACCCTTCAATTTCTAAAAACACAGAACCACATTCTCTGCCGCTAGGCGACGTTGAGCTAGAGTACTGCAAGCAGTCAACAACTCTATCTATACTTAAAGGACCGTCATTTCCGATTGTAATGGATTTCAAAAATGCTGTGTCCCAATCCTTTGCAACTGGTGATAACTGGCTTGCATCAAGACTATTGTTTATGAAGTACTGTAAATTAATATTCGACTGAATCCTTTCGTATTCAACAGTAAAGGCTTCTTTGTCCTTAATTTCAGATGTAAGTATGCTTGACGATTGATACATGTCTAATTTTAACGTTGAAGCTAATTGCTCACCTGGGCCAGAGAATAGGGTGTTTTTGAAATCGGTATTCAATATCTTTGCAAAAAAAGTAACGATGTTTGGATTGGTCATGTATCTGTTTTTGAAATAAAGGTTGTAAAAATTTAGTGAATCAGCACAGTTCTTTGGGCTTGAGTCATTTGCACAAGCCCTTTCTGCACACGCTCTCAACGTTGATTCAAGAGTCGAATTGCTGATGAAGGTGGTTGAGTTGGCATCACGATCTAAACTGGTATCTGACCCGGCGCTGTGGTCAACAGTTGAGCAAACTCTTACCATTCTGTCTTTGGGCATCAACGCTTCTGTGTATCCTGGAACCCTATTAAGGTCGTCAATCACGCGCCCGTGCATGCATTTTGCGGCATCGTAGGCGTAGTCTTTAATGCTATTGGGGCTCATACCGCTGAGATTGAAATTCTCTTCGTCACTGCAAACGAGCTGACCTTGTGTGTATGTGTCAGGTACTCCCAATCTAGGTTTACCTGCCTTGATTACGTTCTCAGCGATTCCTTGTGCCTTCTGAATATATTCTTCCTCAATGATTCGTTTCATTGTCTCAATCGAATTATCCACATAGCTGGATAAGCCATAACGTTTTGCAATGCTTTCAGTATTCATGTCGATAGTGAAGCTGACATCCAGTATGCAGCTCCCCACTTGGTGAAAGGCTGAAAATTCACCTGTAGACTCGTTAAAGTTGAAGATGATTTTTTGTTTTTTTGAGGCTTCTTGCTCTGACATACTCGACGTACACAATTGAAAGCTAATCGCGTTGTACTCGTTAGCAGGTCCACCTGAATTCACAGCGGGGATAAATCGCTTTGGGTATTCAATTTTGGTTTGTTTAGCATCGTTGAATAAATAATATTCCGTTATGGAGTGAGCTTTGTAAAACGTCCCTATCGCTAAATTTGTAAATAGGTTGTATCTAATACCCTGTTCATTCACGAAAACGGGAAAAGCAAAAGCATAAAATAGTAAGGTGATTAATGTGGCCGTTAATGCAGAGTTTTTCTCGTTCATTTTTTGAGAGGCTGCGGCAAATACTTTAATATAAAACCACCTGCTAAGTATTAAAAACGCAAGAGTGGTAATCACTGTGAGCATTTTCCAGATAGACAGATTTACTATCTTGGATACGCCGCTATTAAATTTGTTGTTCTTTCCAATGCAGTTATATTTGCCAGTTTCTGTTCCTTCAGCAATGCTCTGTGTCATTTCACAGCCATACAATGAGTCTAATACTGGCTCTGTGAATCCTGACCTTCTTTCTTCATCTGTTTGAGATTGGATGTATACCGTTGCTTTAGAGCCAATAGACTCTGCATTAGCAAATTGTGGGAATAGGATTAGTAGAAGCAGAAATGCATAAGTTGAGAATTTCATTAAAGGAGGGCTTGTTTTAAAGTATTATACCATTTCAAGCCCTTCTTAATGATGCGTAATTACCTTCGTTTGTAAGATGTTAAAGAAGAAATAAAGCCTGTGCTTAAACTTCTAATCATACCAAATGAGCCCATCGATAAAACGTTTACGATAGTCATCATCCAACCTATAACCTTAATTCCCGCTTCTGCAAACATCATGTGTCCTTTGAGTAATTTAAGGGTGTTTTGCATAAAGTGCAGGCAAATGCTTGTCGAAACCAATGTTACGATGAATGGTCTTATACACTCAATAAAGAATCCAACAATGTTGTCAAAGATACCGCCTCTTTCGTAATAGAATGATGCATCTGTGAATACTAAAACGATCCTGATTACCTCCCAATTAATCGTATATCCAATTAGAGGTAGCATTGGGAAAACTGTAATGCTCACTGCAAACGCAAAAATATTCCTGCGCATTGCGGCGAAATTGTCACCATCATTCAGTCTCACGAAAGCGAATAGGAAAAATGGGGAGAATTTGATGAGTGCTATTACAAAATATTTTTGTGTGACCGCCATTGTGTAGAACGGCAATATAGTTACCGAGATAAGCAAAAATCTGTAACCGTTACTAATCATGTCAAGTGTCAGACTCAAAGACACAATGCTTGAGCCAATACCTGCTGCTATGAAAGTTACTGTCTGTGCTAATGAGCTTCCAGCTTGGATTTTATTCGGCTTTCCAATGTTAGCTGCGCTATCGGTTTTAGGCATTTCAATTTTTGACTTGGCATAATCGTTAGCAATTTGCCCTGAAATTGCTAGGGTCAATCCGAACGCTCTCAAATCGCTAGCCGTATTGCTTAAGCTGGTAGCGTACAATTGATAACATTTGATTGGGTGGGTAACTGAAAGCTTGCAGCGTTTTAAGGCAGTAGAAGGCAATTCAAAGCCTATTCCTGCGCCCTGTTCAAAGTCATTGTGCATTCCAGCAGACGTACCATTCTCGAAGATCAGCTTCTGAGTAATAGCTTCTGCATCAGTGATAGTTGGCAATGTTGCACGGTCAGTCTTTAAGAAGTAATTTCTGACGTATTGGCTGATGTTGACGCGGTTATTATAGTCAGCTTCATATCCGTGCGCTCTTGCCCATTCGTCATCTATGAAGAAATCCACTGCCTTTCTTTCTGAAATTTGCAAGACTTTGGTGTTGAATAGATTTTGATTGATGCTCGTGAAAGTAGTCTCTTCAACAAGATTCTGGTAGTTGAAATAGAAATTTAGCTCACCCTCTCTAATCATTTTTTTCAACTGGTCCAGGATCGAAGGACTTTCCAAAGCTGTGCTGAACGCATCGTTGAAGGCTAAAATTCTGTCACGATAAGTATCTTCCAGTTTCTTTCTTGTTTCGTAGAGCTTTGTTTTGTAACTCGCTATTGGGTCTTCGCCCATCACTTGCCAGTCGTTTCCCACGCATTCAATTGAGCCCGTGCCTCTTGCCCCAATGCCTTTATGTGCATCTATGTAGGTTTTTGCTGAAAGGCGCAGTTGTTTATTTTCTGCACATACCAGATTCAAGACTGTCACAGCAACATCGTCTGCTAGCTTAAAATCGTTTGGTAATTCTTTGAGGTAAGTGTTTGCTCTCGTATCCTTATAGAACATCACCATTACGTTGTTTTTTATGTCTTCGTATTCAGCTTTCTTGTTTTCAAAAGGGCCGTTACGCAGTTCATTTCTTAACTGATTTGCAGTTGCTTCTACTGTGCGAATGTCAGCTTCGTCCCTAAACCTTTCGTTGTATCTAATTTCCTTCAAATAAGGTGTTGCCGTACCTGCATCAAGCTCTGATTTGAATACCGTAACAGGGTCAAGCTTAAACAGTAGCTCTCCGTTTTCGCTAAACCTCTTAAATGTGAAGGTATTGTTTTCCTGTTTTGAGATGTCTGATAGCGAATTCGATACAACCCAATTCGAAGAATCACTCTTATTGAAAATGTCGTTGTAAAGTTGACTTGAAAGCCTCGCGACAATGGCTTTTGAAATTAATTGGTTCGACAATGCCGAAGCCGTAAAAGCGGCTTGTCCCTTTGTCACATCATCTATTACGCCTGTTTCAGAGTCTTTAACCGTTGTTTCCAAATATCCCTTCTGTCTAACCCAACTTACCATTTGTATGAATTTCTGCTTTGCGATTTCGGATGTTACGTCAAGCCTTATGATTACTGCATCTGCTATGGATAAAGAGTTTTTCTGTCCGACCATTCCTAACCCAAATATCCCTACCGCCGCTATTGCTATGAATAGGTTATTCAAGAAGCTATATCTGGCTTTTACCTGTTCTCCATGTTCATTCTTTGAATCATGAAATTCACCCGTTTTCCAAGCTTTGAACGCCATGATTAACCATATTATAATAAATATGGCAATTATTAGGTAGGAAGCTAAATCCCTTGTGTATTGCTTGTCTCTTATAAAATGATCTTGGTTCGCTTCATCAAAACGTAACTGTGAATCCGTTTTTGTTTCTTGAATCTTTGCGTATTGGGCGTCTTGATCATTGCTCAGAAGAAGAACCCCTTCGCCCACTGAACTGCTCATTAGCTTCATGGCGATGTTTTCAGGGCAAAGCGTTGATGAATTAGGATCTACTGTTTTGTTATCTGATTTGAACCCACATTCTGCTGCAGATGCTTGTGACATATACAGAAATGGCAATAAAAGAAGAGCGAGAGCTAATTGACGCATTGGGAATAGGTTTTGTTTTCTAAATTATACCATTTGGCTTCGTGATTTCGGATGATAAGCCGATTGTCTTTTTTACCCATTTCCCATGCACCAGGTGGATCTTCCATCGACCTTGGCTAGGCAGTGTGTAGCTCTCGCTCTGCTTCCTACCCCATCACATTGGATAGCTTGTGGCCTACTGTGCCGGGGAGATAAGCAAGCTTCTGGTGAGCTGTGAGAAAGATCAGACGTTGTTAGGTTGCTTTGTTTTCGGTTCTCAAGCTGTGATCCACATATTTTTTCAAAATCGTTTTAATCGACTTTCTTGCACCTGATCGAGTTTGACTATCAGAAACGGTAGGGGAGAACAGCGTTTCCCTAAAAAACCGATTTTTATTTTTTTCCAAAAAAGTCATTTCCTTTTTCTAAATGTCCTCTAGCCCCGAGAAACTAGGAGCTACAGCGATGTGTGAGCCTCTATGTGTTATTTATCAAAATCATCATTTTGGATTTAATATTTATTGGCTAAATAAAAATCTGTTTTTTCTTAATTTTGGTTGTTTGACAATGTTTTTAAAATCATTAAAGTTCGCTTCATCGAATCACGGGGATTCGAAAATATGAGGTAAACACAATGGCTAACGTATACCGCACAGAATATGAAGTAAAAGGTGCAGAGCAAGAAATTAAGAAGTTTATATTCGAGGTTTTAGGCGATGGTGCAACTGAACGTCAATATTTCGATATGGACAAGATTCTTCCCATGAATGGTCAAGACATGGATACCGTCTGGGGAAGCGAAAGTGAAGCATTCAATTTTCAACTGTGTCACATGAGTTCAACTAAGATTGTTTTTCGGTTTGATACTAATAGCGGTACACCTCACCAAGTATGCTTTGCACTGATGAATAAGTACTCTCATCTTACATTCAGTGTTCGTTCATGTTGTGAAATGCTTATTGAGGCGGTTCGTTTCGTGAAAGATCCCCGCTTTCAAGGCATTGGTTGTGAATGCCATGTGTGGAGTGATGATGGTGGAAAATGGAAAAAACACATAAAAAATGAAGCCAAATATTTATGGGGTTATTCGAAAGAGCCCAACCTTGAAAAACGTGGATTTGTAAAAATAGGAAATACCTATGTAAAGGTTCATTACGGTGTTTCGCTAGAGGAGCTGCGTCCACGTTTCAAGGTTTCCTAACGTTAATCGAAAAAGTACAACTCATTTGCACTACCTGAAATAGCTCTATTTCTAAAGGCTGATTGAGTTCAGCAGTGCAAGCCCGAAAAGTTAAAGTCTTTTCCGCTGGTTCATTCTGAATCCGTGCATCGCTCTGTGCGCGTGTGAAATATTTGGGCTCAAAAGCCAAACTGCTTGGCTTCATTGATTCTGTAGTCAGTGATTGCGTTTCTACAATTTCAAAGCCATCAAATGAGATTGTTCTGTGTGACCTGTTCAGCGGGTCGGGCAGGGTAGCGAATCACTTCAAAAATCGTTTCAAGGTGGTAGCTAATGACCTGGAGTACTACTCCTATGCGACGCTTGAAAATCTGCTGAACAATGACCCTTCGACCGTCTACGAATGTCAGCCGATCATCGACTACATGAACCACGGCATGGATGGTGTTGAAGGCTTCATTTTTCAGAATTATAGCGAAGCTGGTGGCCGTACCTTCTTCACTAATGGCAACTCCATGAAGATCGATGCTGGGGTTGCGCTTGTGTACGAGCTGTATGGCAATGGGGAGCTGACTGATGGGCAGTTCTACTACTGCCTCTGCTCTGTCCTGGAGGCTGCTGACAGGGTGAGCAACACGACCGGACTGTACTCATCGTTTCTAAAGAAATTCACTGGTGCTTCGCTCAAGCCCATCGATTTCAGAGGGTTCGACCTCAAGGAATCCGTGGCAAGCAATGAGGTGTACCTGGGAGACGCTAACGAGCTGTTGAAGCGCGTTAGTGGTGACGTTCTCTACCTCGACCCACCTTACACGTCGATGCAGTACAGCAACGCATATCACGTTCTGAACACCATTGCGCAGAACGAGCGACCCACGATCCACGGGATCAGCGGTCGGCCTGAAGGCCGGAACGTCTCTCCATGGGCTAGCAGGCCGAAGGTTGAAGCCGAATTCAGGCAGCTTGTTGATTCTGCCAATTTTGAATACCTGGTCATGAGCTATTCAAACGAAAGCATCATGCCGGTGGATCTGATTGTCGATGTGATGAGCTGCTTTGGCACATACGAAAGAAAAGAAATGCAATACAAGAAATTCAAATCACGTAAAGAAGCTGCAAATGAAATTTACGTGACTGAATACCTACATGTGTTGCACAAGAATAAATGATCGCTGTTGTATTAATATATCTGAATAGGAGGGTTCCCAAATGGTTACTAGAGACGGTTATGCAGTGTTGTTCGATTTTATGAGCAGGGAGGAATGTGAAGCAGAATTAAAAACGCATAAGTCATCGTTTCCAATGTTCGCCGGGTTCAATAATAGGACTTCAGGTTTCATGATTCATCCTAAACGCAAGCCGGTCTACGAAATAATTTCGAGATTAATGTTCGCTACGTGGAATGAATGTTTAAGATGTGATAACGACTGCTGCGATGTTCAAGCAAGGTATCTATGTAATGATATTTTTAAAAAATGCTTTCGTCGTAAAGTTCAGGATTTAGAATTTGAGAAGATTTTTATAGCTTTCAATAGAATCTACAAAGCAGCCTTAAAGTCAAATAACCATACTCTTTTTTTTAAAGGTAAAAATGATAAATCCCATGATGCAAAAACAAATAGCTAACAAGCGCTGTTATTTTTTGGTTAATGTAAAGCCCTCAAGAGAGCTTTACATTGTTGGTTTATCCTTTGATTTAGTAGGGTCAGCGCTACGCGGGTAGGTGCCTTATTCCTGGATGGTCCCAACTGCTATATGGATTTTAAGCAAGACGGTTTTGCCTTCTAAAAACTTAACCGCTAGGCTACTATCGACCTACAGACACAACGTCTAAAGGGATAGGAATGCATAACGCCACTCTGGATACTCAGCTTAATATGAAAATCCCAGTCCAATGTGAGAAAACCGGTATTCAGGGATTTGTATTTATTAAGGATGTTCAAGCCTTGCCGTTAACATTGGATAACTGGCTTGAATTTTCTAACTCAAATGATTTGAAGATAAAAATTCACGGTATTGTTGCAGATAAGCCAGATTGGGATACAAAGTTTCCCCCTGTTGGTCAGGGGTTTAAGCTTGGGTTTTCAGTTGATCCAACCTTAAAGAACTCATGTTTTACATTGGTTAAAGGCGGATGGGTGCCTATATTTTATGCCTTTTCCAAGGGTAATATTATTGCCGATAGGAATCTAGTATCTGAAATCCAGGCTAGATTTTCGAATGGAGAAATTTCATCGGGAGCGATGCCTAACGATTTTTTGGACTATATCTGTGATAAGAGCTGTTCATGTACTCTTCACACATTATCTTATGCGCTGGAAAGTAACGAGCGAAAAATTCCTTCCGCAGAAAAAATTATTGAACAACATCGTGCAGCTTTAAAGACCTTATCGAAAGCTTTGCCCCACGTTAAAACCTGGCCCGAATCTGATTCGGATCTAGAACATTTTCTGGAATTGGCAGATAAGTTTCGTGAGTATTTTACGCAGGGTGTGCGTCTTCTCGTGAAATTAGCTCCATTTGTGATTAATTCACCAGCACGTAATAAACGAGTCGATAGGTGGAAAGCCATGGCTCAAATAGCTAGGGCTGAAAATATTCCTGTAAGTCATATTGTATTTATTGCCTGTTTAAGTGCTACTTCTGCTGAACAAGGTTTCAATCCGGCTCAAAAGCTAATCAAGCCTAAAGCGATTTACACGGAAGAAGATGCATACAATTCTATGTATGATCTTTTTTTGATTATGCTTACTAACGTTCTCCAGACACAAGCCCCAGAGCTAAAGGTCACTCTTGTCACTCGCGATAAAAATTTAGCCTTCTTTTGGATGGGGCTTACCTTTGCAGATCCATCAAGCCCTGGTCAGCAGATGATTGGCCTTCACCAAAAGTTATTGCCAGTTTCCGAATCAGAGTTAAAAGAACTTGCAGTCATCCTAGGAGAAGGGCGGGTTAACGCTTCCTGGGAAATGCCAGCTCAACCCAAATATTAGTTTTGTAGTCCAAAACTTTTTATGAATTTCTCTCTATTGGAGGTATCCAAATTTCTACCTACGATTAAATGGATGGATCGAGACTTGAAAATTGCATGCCTTGGATGGGGATCGCTGATATGGAAGCCTGGTGCGTTGCCTCTAGCTTCAGACTGGTTCAGTGACGGGCCTGAACTGCCTATCGAGTTTTCACGGGTTGGGGATGGTGGGGAGCTTGCAACGGCGATATGCCTCAACGCTCCACCGTGTCAGGTGTTATGGGCAGTGCTAGACGTGAAGTCGCTCGATGAGGCTGTGCAGGCCCTTCGTGAGCGTGAGCAAATTCCTGATGACAGAGCTGATGGTGTTGGTGTGTTCACTATCACTAGCTCCACCGTCGGAGTCCTTGGAAAGTGGGCTGCTGACCGTCAGTTGGATGCGATCATCTGGACTGACCTGCCTCCACGATTTGAAGATGTTGAAGGCTTGATTCCCTCTCTCGATGATGTGCTTTCGTACCTGATCTCCCTGGACGGGAAGACGTTGGAACACGCCAAGGCGTACATGGAGAACGTGCCAGAACAAATCGATACACCGTACCGGCGAGAGATCAAAAAGCTTGGGTGGGACTGATGAGCAAGGACAGTAAGACACTTCTCGTTGGGATCTTCGATCAGCTTCGGGTGTTACGTGCAACGGTCGCTGAATTGGAATCTGTTGCTGAAATCGAGGTTGATGCTCTCCGGGGAAGTCAGACTGTCGATGTGGATGACTCAATTCACCAGTCATTCATGAAGCTTCAAGACCAGATAGGGGAGATGGAAGAAACCCTAGCAACGATTGCTGAAGCAACAGGCGAGATTCCCAAGCTGTGATTGAAGGAGAAGGTTTATGTGTGGTCGATTCGTAATGTTCAGAAGCCTTGATGAGTATGTGCAGGAACTCGACCCCCAAGGTGATCTGTTCGCCAAGGTGGATAAGACGCCCATAGGCCGCTACAACATCGCTCCCAGTACTGACGTTCCTGTCATTCATGCCGAGCCCGAAGGCCCGCAGATCTCGCCCGTGCATTGGGGTTGGAAGCGTGAGGTGTCTTGGCCGAAGCCGAAGGTTGTGCAGCCGATAAACGCACGCATAGAGACCATTGCGAAGGGTAGGTTCTACAAGGATCTGTTCCCTGACCACCGGGCCTTGGTAATGGCTGACGGCTGGTACGAATGGGTCAAAGAACCTGGTGATGAGAAGAAGCAACCCTTCTTCATTAGGTTGAAGACTCGAAAGCCGATGTTCTTTGCTGGACTCGCCCAGGTAGAGCCAGGTCCGTCACCAGATGAGCCACCGGGCTTTTTGATCATCACTGCTGATGCAGCCGGGGGCATGGTAGACGTTCATGACCGTAGGCCAGTGGTTCTTTCTCCCGAGCTCGCACGGGAATGGCTTTCCCCTGAATTGACGAAGGAACGGGCCAAGGAAATTGCCAGAGACCTTGGGCAACCTGCAGAAGATTTTGAGTGGTATCCCGTCTCAAAAGACGTTGGCAATGTTAAGAATAAAGGCGAATATCTGATTAAGTCGATTACATGAACAAGTAGAGACAGGGCTGTGTAGCAGAAAACAGTGAACCCTAGGTGATTCAAGCATAAAGGGAATTTTCAGATGAATCTTAAATTCAATTCACCTGTGGAAAAAGCCGCTTTGGATTTTGCCTATATTTTGATGGTGAAGTCTGCAACCTATCCAGTCTATATTAATACCAATAATACGCACATGGAGCCTGATGGTTCGCTGTTATTCCGCGCGCTGAACATTGAAACTCTCGAAAGTGAAAAACTCTACCACTCAATGATGCACTATGAGTGTCTCGGTAAATTAGATTTCTTCAATATAGGCGAGGTGCTTACTGAAAAAGCACAGAAAAAAATGGTTCAGCTTTGCCAGAAGCGGTCCTGCCTACCTCATTCATTTACCTTCGTTGAGCTAATGGCTCAGATCGATGTGTTTAGCAGTATTGAAGAAAATACGGCAAAAGATGAAACTGAATTTGTTAAGCATAATCTTGAGATTAATTTTTCTGAATGCTTCCAAACGGATGAATGTCGATTTATAGCCTATAACACTTCCTACGACCGTGAGCTTACCAGCGGTCATAAAATGGTAGAGGAAGGGTTTCAACGATTAGCATTCGATCTAACCTTGCTAATTGGTGTTGCTAAAGATTGAAATATTTTTGAGTAAAAAATCATTAACGGCGAATTTTGCTAATTCCGTTTGGTATAATTTGACTCATAAACAAACCTATATTTACTATGGCTAAAATTAAATTCAAATCTGATGAAGAATATCTTATGCATTTTGAAGGGTTGATTGATTCTTTAAGGCATATAGCCCGTGATTACGGTTATTGCGCATTTGGTTTGTCTTACAAAGACTATTCAGGGAAAATTGTAATTTCTTTGGACTACTATGATGTAAAACTAGATTCGTCGGTGAGCTGGGATCTGGTCAAAGAAGTAGGGGTTGCTGTTCGAAGATTCAAGAACAAAGAGGTATTGCTTTTTCGTGGCGAGACAGTAATAACTCATAAGCAGATAAAATATTTAAAAGAAATTGAATTACAAGCCTCCTAGATGGAGGTTTGGTTTTTGCTCATGCTCCCGGTCAGTCCGGGAGGGTATCGAGCCTAAACGTGCTGTGCCGTCAGCTTCACGCCTAATGCATTCACAAGCTTCAACACTGTGTCATACCGGGGCTTTGCACCTGGTGCCAACGCTTTGTACAGGCTCTCACGGTTCATGCCTGCATCACGGGCCAACTGCGACATACCACGGGCCTTGGCGACTTCTTGCAAGGCGCGCAGGAACACGTCAGGGTTTGGGTCTTCAAGCGAGGCAGTGAGGAATTCACTGATGGTGTCCTCGTTAGTAAGGTATTCAGACGCCTCAAATGGCTTGAGCTGGGTCATGTTCGTTCTCCACGATCGATCTCGTTTAGGATAGCTTTTGCGGCCCTTATGTCGCGCTTTTGCGACGACTTGTCACCACCGCACAGTAACAGATACACAACTTCTCCACGGCGCGTGTAGTAGACGCGGTAGCCGGGGCCGACGAAGATCCGCATCTCTGAAATCCCATCACCTACCGTCTCACAGTCACCGAAATTACCTTCCTGTGCTGAAACCATCCGCGAGACGATCCGGGCTCGTGCCCTGTCGTCCTTCAAGCCTTTCAACCACAGGTTGAATTCTGTTGTTGTGATGAGTGTATTCATGAAGCAAGTGTAGCCGAACGGCGACACTCCAGCAACGCCAGAATGATCACTTTTTGATCAGTCCTGAAGGTGCTTCTCTCTGATCATATCTTCCAGCTCGTTCTTCCTGTCATTGAGTGCCTGGATTGCTTGTACCGCTTCAGGAGACACTTTGCATATGGTCATGTAGAGAACCATTGCAGTGGCTAGCCCCAGTTCTACACAAGCTAGGAGCCCACCCTCGTACTCATAATTGCCCACTCCATAAAGCCCCACATTTTCTAAGCGGGTCATTCCCTCTTCGAATGAAATGCGCGTGTGTAAGGTGACGGTCTTGGCATTAGGGTGCGCGCCGAAGTCGATGGTGCTTTCGTACAGTGCATACATCCAAGTACCCAGTACTGGGTCATGCTTATCCACCAATTTCTGTGCATCTTTGATCGGTTTTTTGAACGCGTTTTTGCAGGCTTTCAACCCTTCGGGTGAACTGTGCCGACCTATCCATTTCTCTGGCAGGGTTTCATCATTCGCCATCAATAGCGCATAACAGGCAGTTTCCAACGCCGTGCGCAAGATGGGGAAAATTCCTGAAACGTGACCCGTGAGACCAATGCGAAAGCCGGTCATTAAAAGAAACCTGGCATTGGTACGCATAAGGTGAATTATCGGATTGTCGATCTGGACACTTGGACCACTCACGTACTGATTTAGGAACGAATCTAGGTCGTCCATCATGGTCAGGAACGGGGAGCCCGCTTCAAGGATCTCGTCCAGGTTTTCAGTTCCGGCAGTGAGGTAAGCCCGGAATGAATCATCACCATTGTTTCTGAACATCAGACCACCTCGTCTGGCTTGGACCTACGCAATTCAGCTTGGTATTTTTCAACCTCGGCTTCAATCCGTTCTATGGTCCAACCGTTCTCTATCCACAAGGGTTCAAGGATGGCTGTGAGTGCTGTATCTGTGTCATGGAACAACTCAATGTCATCGTTTAATCTGGTGACGATTTCGTCAAAACCACCTGCATACAGAACTTCCATGTTTTCGCGGAAGAAGGTATGAGCTAGGTAATTCCGGCGTTTGTTGGATCTGCGAATCAAGTCATCAAAGGCTTCTGGTACGGTCATCACTTTTCTCAAGGAATGGACAAGCGCGCCAAACGTCTTGGAGAAATTACCGTCAAAAAACTCTTCGTATTCAGTGTCAGTCCATTCGGATTTTTTACTAGGTAAAAAGTCCAGGAAGAAGATGGCGTTCACTATCCCATGCTCAAGCACCTGGGCCATGTGCATGGCTGCACCGTAGTAGGCGCAGACCTCTTTGAACTGGAGGGATTCAGGCTCAAGCTCTTCCATCGGTTGCTCCAGGGTATCGATGATCGAATAGGGCTGTGTAGCTCTTGTAGAGAGCGTCATACCGTTCCCATGACGTTGCCCCGGTCGGTGAGTAGGTCTTTATGTTGATGGTCGAGCCCTTAATCACCGTCTTACCTTTGTACAGAACAGTGTTGGCCATGTCGTAATAGTCGATGAGCTTTTCGTCAGTGGCGTTTACGGGTACGGGGTATCGCCCAGCCCATACAACGCTGTGCTGATAGAAATTGAGGATCTTCTTCTGCGCAGGGTTCCTCTTCACGTCGAGTAGGTGAGCCAGCAGATTCAAATCGTGATGCTCTGGTGGGGTTATCCCTTGGCTAACAAGCGCCGCCTTCATTGCGACTTCCAACGATAGCCCACACAGCATGTGGTAGACGTGGGAACAGGCAAGGTGCATGTCGAACCCTTCACCTAACCCAAGCTCCATAGCAGCATCGCGGCCACGCCCGTGTGACATGGAAAGCCAAATGGCACCTGCAGAGGCATGAAGGTCGTTAGCACGATTCCGCCAATGATTTTGATGGCTCTTGTCGTCTACCAGTGTGGGCCGTTGGTGGTGCTGAAAAACCTCATACTCCGGGAAATCTTCTTCCATGTGAGTCCCTAATGACAGACGAAAAAAAGCCCCGATAGGCCGGGGCTTCATGCTAGCAGTTTGGAACCATCAAGCGATGGTGTAGCCATCGAAAGCGGTTTTCTCAGTGATAGCCCTGATGATGTTTGGTCGGGTAGCTGGAACCTCGGAGCCGTCTGTAAGCTTGATAGTGGCCGGGTTGAGCGTTTCCTTTCCGTCTTCATCCTTGACGATCTTAAAGCCCAAGAAGGTGAATGCTGGTTCGTCTTGGGTCAGGTTAGCAGCAGCACGGCCACGGCGGGAGAACAGCTTTTCAGACTTACCATTGTGCGTCACGGTGTGGAATGTCGGCTCGCCGGATGGGTCTTTCTCGCTGGTTTTGCGAGTGCCCTTTGTTTTGCTACCGGCATTCTTCAACGCTACGTGTGTGCCTTTGATGACCTCGAGGGAAATCTGATAGGCCAAGGCTTTGAATTCGTCTTGGAAAGCCAACAGAACGCGTTCAAAAGAAGTACTTTTCTTCAATTCTGCCAAGGACTTGAGGTTAGCTTTTTCTGCATCTTTCAGCTTTTTCAATTCTTCAAAAAGCTTAACCAGCTTTTCGTCATCGCCCGAAGTCGCTGCAGCGGAGATTTGAGCGTGGATGTCAGTCAAGGCTGATGAAGTCGTGACAGACAGTAGGTGCTTCAAAACCTTTGCGCCCAGCTCTTTCGCAGGAGCTGCGTGGAGATCAGCAGCAATGGCGGTTTCGTATTCAGTTTGAGAGGCTTTGTCAGTCATTCACTCGTTCCTTGCGTGCGTGTTGGTGTTTTTAATAAGAATTGCCTGAAGATAGTTGATGGATAACCTATTGTCAATTTGTTTGGCGTGGTTTTATAAAAGAAAATGATATAATTGTTCATATAACAAACAAGTCTAATATGAAGTATACAAAAGAAGAAGAAAAGCAAGCGCTGGCAAAAAGAAATCAATCATCCGAAATAGATGATGCACAGCAAACAAAAGATATTGATGACATGCTTGCAAAAAAAGGTGTTTTAAAGAAATTACCTGAACCAGTTACACAGCAAGGGATAATAAGCGGGGGAGTGAACGTTAAACGCGCAGTTCCTTTAACAAAGCTGTCAAATGAAGAGGAAGAAGAACAGCTACCAGTGGATGAATTCGTTTCTGCTCTACTGAAAATAGGTAAAAAATACGATAGAAAAGTAATGCAGAAGAAAGACGACATTCATGATGGCGTAGACCTTTTCTTCATCAAAGTTGGGCAAGTACGCGCTATTGATGTGAGCATAAAGCATGGTGGTGATATACGATTCAATGAAGGCGAATTGAATTGCCAGATGAACCAAGACATTGTGAGAGCTGTAGCTCCTTTCAAATTTCACCAGCCTGACACCGTGCTTGAGGTGTGGGTAGATGATTCTAAAAAAACTCCAGAAGCAATTGCTGCGCAAGAGGAATTCATTAAGAACACTATTGGCACATTACTAGAATCAGGGGTTAGTCTCGACCGTATTGTCTTAAAAAACGAGCAATTCAACTCTATTCTGGAGAAGTACAAAACAGAAGCACAAGCAGCTAATCCAGAAGAGCCCGCTGTAGCTGGTGTTAATGTCGTGAGTCAAAACAAGCCTGTTGAAAAGCCAGTTGAACCTGCTGCACCAGTGGCTGAATCCTCCCAAAAGGTCGTCCAACCAAAAGAAGAAATTCCTGCGAAGCAGAATGAAACCGATACTCCATCTGATGAAGTAAAAAATAGAATCGAAGAAATATTTATGGGCGAAGGGTTGTTCAGGAGGGGAGATTCTATATTGGACATGATAAGTAGAGGGGTAGAATTAGATAAAGCAGAAGGGATTAAGATTAAAATATCACAAGATGGCAGTACCTTTAATGTCACAAAGATTGGGGGTGATGCGAGCATTCCAGATCGAAATTTTCAATTTGATACTTCAAAGATGCCTGATGCTGAAGAATACAGAAGGGTCTTCAATTCGCTTGAAGGTCAAGGTCAGTTGGCAATCATAAGATCAGGTATGAATCTCGAAAATTTTGTTAAACAAAAAACGTATCTAAAGAAAAATGGGATTGATTTGTCATTTTCAGATGATTACCAAGAAGTGGTTGTTTCGAAAGTAAATGGTAATACAAAAGAGAGGGAGACATTTCCTCTAAGTAGCATCGTGGTTGGGACTTCAAAATTAGGGGCGGGGTTGTTCAACGCACTGAATAATATTTCAAGCGCAGATAACCAGTTTAAAGAAATAAAGCCAAGCAATGCAGCCAAAGCAGCAAACGCGGATGCTTTGTTTGAGCCAAAACCTGTGGATGTGGAAGAGAGGCAAACAAGTCGAAGAAACAAACCTTCGATGTAAAAAGAATAAGAGAACCTACGGGTTCTTTTTTTGCGCATAATTTGATGACTGCGAAATGGTATAATTAAAGCAATAACAAACAAATCTAAAATGAAGTTTATAGACAAAATTAAAGACAACCTCAAAGAGGTTTTTGGCGGAAAAAAAGACACGGGATTCTCAGAGAATACAGTAGGTGTAATTCAGTCTTTTCAAGATGCAGATTCTACCCCTAGTGTCATTAATGATTTGCCTGAAAATCAAGAACAATATAGCGATGAAATATTAAAGGCTTTCGCAGAAGAATCTAAGACGTTTGGTATGGGAAGCAATAGTCAAACTAAATATGATTATCTGACTGATACTGACGGGGCATTCCGTGACAAAATTATTGCTAGTATAAATGTGAAGCGCGTACCAGAGTCTGAGCTGGCTAAAAGCCCTGAAAATTCAATGGTTGAGGCAAAAGATTATCTAGCTGAGTTGAAGGTAATTCTAGAAAAGTACAATATGTCTATAATGGAGTTTTCTAATTCAAAAATTAAGATAGCGGATGAAAGAAATAGAACTCAATTTGACCTCAATAGAACAGGTGGGGTTAGGTTTTATGTGAATATCAATGGGCCGTGGGTTCAAGAGATAGTTGATTTTGAAGCAAGGCATAATTACTCGGGGAACAGAAAAAGCATTGAGCTTTCAACAGATCCAGATTTGGTAAGCCATGAAGAACGTAAAAAATATTTCGTTTCATGCTATAAAACTCTTCATGCTGCAGGTATCGATCATAAGAGAATTGTCGTTCTTGATAAAGATTTCAGGTACTTGATGGATGAGCTAAAGCCTAAAATCGAACCTGTCAAAGTTGATGCGGAATCAACCAACAACGCGAAACCATTGAATTCACAAGCTCCACCGTTAACTGGTGGGGTTCGAACAATTACTGCACAAGAGGCTTTGGAACAACGCACCTTGAGAATATTAAGATATTGCGGTGGTGATTTAGAATATTTAGAAAGTAAAAGTAAAATCTTGGCCAGTGAACATAATTTGGAAATTAGTTTTAGTCCTGATGGCGATCATGTTACTGGTTCAACAGTTGATAAAAAGTTATCCGCAACTTTTCTCACAAAAACTGTCGAAAAAGGAGAAAGGTATATTCACGAATTAAGCATGAGAGAAGTAGACGATACAATTCGTAGAATTGTTACGAATTCCAAAGGGAATTTGTCAACTTTTGAAGATTTAACAGGGGCGGCTTCAAAAGATTTGAGTATTGATATTTCTATATCACAAGATTCTAAAAATATTGTTGGTGAAAAAGCGAAAGACGGAAACCTACACAAAGTATCATTAGAGCTAAATGGAATTAATGGAGGTAAAATTCTTTCAGAAATGCATAAGCTTGAAAAGAATGAGCAAGACGACCACACAGTGCGCGATGCAGTTAAAAGGGGGTACAGGCCATGATTTCTATGAAGGGGCTGTTCTCCTTCTTCGTAGCTAACCAAGCTCAAAAGCCAAGAAGCAATGAGGCTTCCAAAGCTGCTGATGAGCTGGTGTCGAAGCCTGAATTCCTCAACAGAAGTCGAGAGCGATTGATCAGCACCATGATTCGTGCGGTCCGGTCTTTGCGGCTTGTAGTGCCTCATTTAGGGGAAGAGATTGTAGCCCCGGCCAATGGCTTGGCTTCTGTTCTTATGATGAGCAAGGGCTTCTGCGTCCAGGACGTGCGTACCCAGTCTGCGGAGCTTGTGCTTTCCCTCATACGGGATGTGCATCATGAGTTTTCAGTGGGAGCCACGAACGAAGGCCAGATCATTCTCTCCCTGGTAGCTGATGAAGCTGTAACGCCAAAAGGGGGCCTTGTAAGACTCATCACTGACGTAATTCACAATGCGTGCCTAGATCTGCCAGATTCGGTCCTGGAAGCTGGGCGTGACGCCGTAGAAGGCCAGGTTCATGCTGTGATTGCGCGTAAGCTTGCTTCGACTCTTGGGCAGTACTTCGCTGACAATCAGCGCATCCCGCTTTCTGTAGCGCGCCATGAAGCCTTGAAGGCACCTCACATGATGGTGGATGTTGAAGACTTGAAGAGCTTTTTGGATAAAAAGCTACAGAAGAATGCAGATGTTCTATTCGATGACCTTTACACCTTTGATACGACAAGCACCTACAGAAAGGGCGATTAAAGGTCGCCTTGCAAATCTGTGAATATCTCAGATAGGGCAGATTTGTTCGTTGGAAATTTTAGGCAGATTGTTAAGATTTCCATGGGCTGTCTGTATTCCCATTTGACCTTTGAATAACCCAGCTTGAAAATAATTCTATCCAGCTCGAATAGATTTTCTAAAAAGTGAGTGTTCACCTTGTTGTTTTCGAAATGGGTGTACTTAAAAATACTATAGTAGTCGTCCATATGTTTCACAAAAGCCTTTACTTCCTCAAAGCATGTCTTCCATTCAGGGGAGCCGGGTTTGATTTTTGTGTAAGTTCTAATCATGCTCGTGACAAACATTAGGGATGCACATGTTTCGATTGGTTGTTTTAGAAAATTGCTTGTGATGATTTGATCAAATGCAGTGCAGTATTTATCAAGCGGCGCGCCTAGTTTCTTCTTGATCCCGGAGTAAGATTTATCTTCTGGTGGAGGGTCGGAGTTAAAAATTTGATCTAGGATGTCTGAGTTTGGATTGGGTATGTCTTTTTCATCATCACCGTTTATCCCCGAATCAAGGTTTTGCATCATTTGATCTATTGCGTCTTCGTCATATTCGTCTGTCATAATATCCTCATTAGGTTGGTTGGTATTGAAAGTATTTTCATTAATCTTTGTTTGGGCTTCGTAGCCAACAGGAAGGCTCTATATGATTTTGCTTTTTTATTGAGATACTTCTCGTTGTACCTTTGGAAAAGGTGCCCGTATTTTTTCAGAAATGGTTCATAAGTGATTAGCAAGTCTTTATGAAGCGAGGGGTGTGCTGTCATGTAGTCTGTTGGGTATCTCAGCCATTCCTGCTTGTTCACGTAATGTGTAAAGTATCTTGCATAGTTTTTCTTTAGCAAAAAAACGATGTATTCATTGATACTATTGGGCCTAGCATTTTCGGCCCACTCGTCAAATTGGCATAATTGAAAAGCGTCGAATGCCAACCAATTTTCTTCATTCGTTGTGAAGTTATTTAAAGACTCTTCGTTTGGAATCTGTGCCCAGTCATGTCTGATTCGGAATCTATGATCCGTACAACGGCTATTAGCTCTATACCCACTGACGTTCAAAGCATCCGTAGGAAAAGCATATAGAGACTTTAGGAAGCCTTTCAGGTCTTTCTCATAGAACCACTTCAATCGAAAAGTGAAAGGTTTGTTAGCCAAGCGCTGTGAGTAATCGTCAAAGATAAGCGCGTTGATTAAATCGTTGCGCGTTGGGCAATTCGAAAAGAAAAGTAGAAATTCAATTTCTTTGTTGTACTTGTAGAGAATGAAAGGATTAGTCAGCTCTGTGTAGTTTTCAGCGTTGATAATTTCATCGAGAGTGTTGGGTTTCGGATCAAAGTCGAAAGTCTTGCTGTAAAGCAATTCATCCAAGTCATTGATAGGTATCTCTCGCCCTTTTGTGAGGCTAGCTTTAAACATAATGTCATTGTTTGTTTTTCTTCTCTAATTATACCATTTGTAGGTGATGTAACTCGCCTTATAGAATAAAGAAAAATCAGGCATTAGCCTGACTGTTTTTCCTTCTGTAAATTATTAGGTAAGAGAGACCCATTGGAATGATGGTGTAAGCAATCAGGCCGCAAATGATTTGCGTGACATTTGATTTTTGAGATACTACCACAAGCCAATCTAAGAAGCTGAAGCTACCAATCGAATGGCTCATAAACATTGAACAAGATATTAGAGTGACAAAGCTTAGTATTATGAACTTAACGAAGCGTTCTGTTTTAAAGTAATTTTTGTAAGTTTCAGTTGTAGAGGAATTTAGGTTTTGCATAATTGTTCGGTTTGTTTTTATAGATTATACCATTTTTTAGGATGACTCTTTAAGGAAGACGTTACTAAAATATGCGAGGTCTTTGAGATTTGATTTTGGATAGTGAGCAAACACCTGACAAGTGGCCGCATCCACCGCGACCATACAATGCAATTCTCCTAATGGATTTTCAATTGCGACCAATAACTTATGTGTTCTTGTTTCCATATCTTGCATTAATTCTAAAAATGCTTCATCTCCATTTGGGATGTATTTGATGACTGGGCTTTCAAGGTCTTTTGTTATTGAGAGTAAACCTTGAAGCAGATCTGTTTTGCTAACCTTGATTGGCGTTTCTGGTTGGCTTCGGTATGGCATAAATTTTCTATACGCTTTGCTGTAGTCTTCGTTAGTAAAAGAATCCCAATTATCGTAATTCACGACAACCTTGAAAAAGCGGCAAAGGTGTAGCTTCAAATAATCGTCATTAGCTGTTTCGGATATACCATTATTGCTAATGTCGAATTCAAAGCAGCAGTGGTGTTCGTGTTCGATGCGTATAGCGTCTGGTGCTGTAATACTGATGTGTCGCTCTAGTAGCAAGTCTCTTGTGAAATGCACCTGAATCTTTGTAAAGAAGCGTTTTCTTTGGGCCGTGTAAATCATCAGCTCACTAGTATTCGCTTTGTGCAGATCTGCCAGTGCCTGGATAAGATTCTGACTGATTAAAGGCTTTCCGTTTACTGTGAAGTCTTGAAATGTGAGTCTCGTGGCTTGCTTTAATACGTGAAGGTTTGAATTCGGCATGTGCAGGAATTTATTTATTTAATGTATTATACCATTTGGGCTAATCGCATTTGCTATAATGACAAAAACGACTGTGTAAAACATGAATGAATTAAACTTTAACGAACCGGCTGTGCAGATTGATTTACCAGATCTATTCGGTACAGAAAAATCAAAAGAGAACGTCGCGGAAAGAACTGACTCACTGATTCAAGCTTTAAGCTCAATAACAGAGAGTCGTGGCTTGAATGCATCACTCGCAGGGATCAAGCTCCCAGCACCAGCACCAGCACCAGCACCAGCACCAGCACCAGCACCAGCACCAGCACCAGCACCAGCACCAGCA